TCTGACATCATATCATACATTCTTGCTGCGCCCAAGTCCCTATCTCCTCCTCCAGCACCTCTTACGGCTTTAGCAGTTAATACGAACTCACCATCGGAAAGTCTAGCTGGGACTGAATCACTTGTACCCGTCCCTGGACCGTTAACCTCACCTCCAGCTGCAACTGTCATGATACCTACTTCATCATCTTCTTTATCTTTATCTTTATTTCTGTTTCTTAAGTCTTCAAAATATTGTCTTCTCTCATCTTCATCATTTAAATTATAAAATTTGTTCCCTATTCTACCCATGCCCAATCTTGACTTACCTACTGGATAAGGTTGCATAGTAGTCTCGGCTTTTTTCTCTTCTTCACCTAACCCACCAAGAGCAGTCAATCCAAGGCCTGCTATACCAGCAGTGGTAAATGGATTTTCTTTAGCGAAAGTGCCTATCTTGCTAAATATTCCAGGGTCTTCGGATGGGACAAATTTTGGAATAGATTTGGTGGCAGCAAAATCAGCTGCTCCAGTGTTTTGACTTACAGTGCTTCCAACCGCTGTTCTTCCTGGAGGTATAGCATTAGCAGTATTAAAGCTTCCTTGTGCCATATATCCACCAAGACCACCAAGACCTGCAGCTATGAGTGCGTCCTCTGTGTCCCCACCACCAACAAGACTTCCGATACCACCACCAAGTGCTCCACCAAGTGCAGCCATTCCTGCTGGACCTCCAAGATACATGCCTATGGCACTACCAATTAATGGTGCTGCTTGTTTTAATGTTCTTGTGATGTTTTTAAAGATTCCCATGATTTACTATTCTACCAATTATTTCTCTTTTCTTCAATCCTAGATTCCACTTATAGCACTTGTTGTTATTCTTGTCTTCGCAAATTCTTGTATACTTGCAACAACATGAAGTCTATCTGCCGTTGCTGCTTGAACTTTTAATACCTCACCTTCGTTTAACACTAAATCTTTTGTTAACAGTTCTACAGTTGTGTTAGCTGCTACAGCAGTAACTTTAAATAAACTGAAAGTCGCGGGTGCTGATGTTACTAGAGTCACTGTAATAGTATCTGCACTACCAGAATCATTAGATACAAGTAAAGAACTTACAACGGAAGCATTAAAATCAGCTTCTGTTGGAACAGTGTATAAAGTTGTAGCGTTTGTTGTTGTTAAATCAACTTTTTCGTTTTTTAAATTTTGTAAATATTGTGGTATGCCACTAACTAACATTACCTTCTCCCATCTGGTCGCATGTCAACACGAGGTGTGCCTAATTTGTATTTAACACCAGTGCCTGTTGACTCTACTTTTATAGCAAAAGAACGTCCTCGTAACCGATAATCTATCTTATCTGTAAATTGCTCTATTGGAGTTGTTGTACTTCGAGCAGTATCTTTTGATTCTGTTTGCAGAAAGTTACCTCCAGCAGAGTTTTTTGCCTTTAAAGTAAACGACACGCTTGGTGTTGGGTTACTAGATCCGTTAAAAGTAATATCAGGTAACATTTGTTTTATAGAAACAAATTTGTCACCGTCCCCCATATCCATGGGTCCTGATTCAATAAACGAAGTCATAGCCGATCCGTCATCATCATTTGTTAATTCGTGGTTATATAAAAGAGAATTACCCGTTGCGATTGGAAATGTTCTGATACCACGATCTATCCAAGCGTCTCTGTTTAGTGTTCCATAATACCAAACTTTTTCTGCATAGTTATAAACAACATAAGCATTAACAGAAGAACTATCTGCTTTTGGGTAAAACCAAATAACTTCACTAAACTCTGAGTTAACACCAACATGAACTTTATCTCTTTCATCAAAGTTAAAATCTAAAAATACTTTATCTTTTACAGTGCAAGGCAACTGTTGTGTGCCTCCAGCATAAATATAAAAGGTGTCAACACCCATCCAAAACACCACATCTTCAACAGCTACGGCAGAAGCTGGACTCATAATCGTAATATTTTTTGATAATTCTTGTAGTCCAAAAGTAAATGGTGGTCCAATGAATTTCATAGAGTGTAGTGTTTTATTTGTAAACACAAGTATTTGTTGTTTTGTTTCTACTGCCTGCATAAAAGTTGAACCACCACCAAGTCTTAAATCACCTGCTGTGTTCGTTGCAGTTGGAAAAAAATCAACTGGGTTTTCTTGAGAACTAAAACGTATTAATAGTGGGTCTTGTATTTCGTTTCCTTGTGTTGCTGTAGATGTTGCACCTAATCCATCACACCCAAAAGCAATAACATGACGATCTTGATCAGACACCAAAACTTGTTTAGCTATGGTAGGAACACTTGTTCGAGTAGTAAACACAGGTGAAACACTTAATTCTTTTGCACGAACACCAAGTCCACTTGATTTATCCCAATAAAAAATTTGTCCGTCTCTTGGATTTATAATTAAATCTTCTCCAAAATTATCATGTGACCAAGTTCTTATTTCCGCTCCAGGAGTTGTAATTGATGAGGCTTGACCCCATCCTACAAAATCATTGGCAGAATCTGCATTTCCTTTTACTAATCTTACAAGAGTATTATCTGCGTGGGTGGTAGCTGTCGTACCACTATGTCCACGAGTCACAGTCAAAGTATTATCATCAGTGGTTGCAGAAACTAACATTAATTCGTTATCTACTAAAATAACATCTCCTGTGTCAGTTATTCCTGTTTCGTCATCAACATCAACACCAGTTTCACTTGCATCTAAAGCTTCGTTAAGTTGAGTGGCTAACGCTCCGTCAGTCGTGCCACTCCATTGACCAGCACCCCATCCTGTACCACCAACGGTAGCATCAAGACCTGTGTTTATTTGATAAGTACCCACTACACTCGATCCACCATTACTAGTGTCAGATGAATCAGCTGCAACACTTGAAGTAATCGTGTAAGAGTTTGAACTTATGATAGATATTATTTGATATTCTTTATTTAAGACAGTGGCTGTTATCTGACCTCCTAAACTAGCCGCACCAGAAAATGTAACAAAATCATTTACATTTGCTCCATGTGCCGCATCTGTAACAGTAATAGTTGTTGAGCCATTAGTGGCAGCGAAAGTTATGTCACCAGCCGCAGTAGGATCTTTTTCTGGAGTAATATCATTAAAAGTGCCACCTTCTTCAATATAGTATTTAAGATGAGTGCCTATACCTAAAAAATCAGAACCATCTAAAGCAACCCAGTTATGTAATCTTCTAGCAGATCCAAGATAGGTATTACTATTTTGTTTTACCCAACCTCCAAACTTTTCTGGAAAACCATTACGAAATCTTATCTTATCTCCATCGATATAACCACCTTCGTTACTATAAGATGTTATGTCTGATACAATGCCTGGTTTAAATTTTAAACTTGTATATGCCATTAATCTATTGCTCCATCTGAAGAACGAGTTCCAGAATAACTTTGTGTTGTAAAATCTACTGTTCCTGTTCCATTATTAAGTTTGACTAAAGCAAATGGTCGGCTGTTGTCATCATTGCCAGAAATTGTCATTGTTATATTATAAGTGCCATCAGTTGAATTTGATGTTGTTGCAGTTGCAGTTGCTCCAGAGTTTACAGTAACTCCGTCAAACGGGTCAGCACCACTTAACACACAAGCAATATTTAAATTATTAGTAAAAACAAAAGATCTATCATTACCAGATCTTACATATCTAAACCACAATCTTCTTGTACCTGAATAATTTAATTGATGGTTAGTTGTACCAGAATATCTATTGTGACTACCCACTTGACGACCTGTTACATTATAATTCTTATTAGCATATTCATACATATTTAAAGCACTTACTGTATTAGGAGGTATTTGTGCTATGTATAATTTATATCCAAAACTAGCAGGAGATGTGGTGGTGCTTGTACTAGTGTCTCCAATGAACTGAATAGCTGTTGTTCCATCCGTAACATTCATTCCATACTGCGTACTAGAACCACTATATGATCCAGAAAATATGTTGGCAGCATTAGGTGTGCTACCGCCAACTGTTGTTACTCCATTGGAATCTATCGTTGATCCGTTATAAGAAAAATTTCCAGAGGCATCTACATACTTTTCTACAGTTGTATCTGTTCCAACATCTGAAACAACAATTGTAGATGAATCAGAATTAGCAAAATTAGTTGTTCCCGTATGAGTGGCATCTGTTTGTTCTAAAGTAGAAGTTTTTAATGTTGACTGAACATTACCAGAGCCTTTAAGTTCTAAATTAATACTGGAATTATTTGTTAAAGGTGAACCAGCTGAATTTAAAAGTGTTTTTCCATTAGTATCTACAATTATTTTCTTATGTGCTGCATCATTATTTAGAGTTAAGTTGCCAGATATATTTTCAGTTAGTTGAAAGTATTGCACAGGTAATTTTGATTTAGCTGTCCCTGCTATATCATTTAAAACACTAGAATTACTATCAACTAAAGATTGAGTTATTTTTGTTATTGCAACATTTGAACATAAAGGTATAGACATTGTAACCTATGATTTAATTGTTTCTACAAATGAAAATGATGTGCCGTTATATATAGCTATGACAAGTTCTGCGGCAGAGCCTAATGTAATTCCTTGTTCATTATTAGGATAAGTTATTGTCATAGTATTACTGCTTGTGTCTATTTTATCTACAATAATATATTGTCCTATAGCTAAACTGCCTACTGCCAATGTTACAGCAACATTATTACTTGAAGCATCTACTCTTTGATATATTGATTTTGCAGCACTTGGAGTGACTGTTGCTGTTGTTCCTGTTATAGTAGTAGGAGTTAAATAAGCATTTGCATTCATATATGTACTTATATCTGTAACAGCTGCTTGAACCATTGTTCCGTTGTCATTTAATACAACTCTATCTGCATCTGCCACTGTTGTTGAAGTTGCTGAAGTGTCACCATCAATTATACTTAACTCTGCTGCCGTAGAGGTTACTTTTGTTCCA